GCGCGATCTATGGCGTCCCACCGGAGAAGATTGGCGTGTCGCTTGGTGGCAGCTCGGTCACGTACGCCAACCGGGAGCAGAAGGCCCAGGACTTCCTGAACGACGCGGTGAACCCGTGGCTGGTCCGCCTGGAGTCGTCGATGACCGACTGGTTCCCGCGAGGGAAGTTCGTCAAGTTCAACACCGGCGGGTTCCTCAAGTCGGACCTCAAGACCCGGTTCGACTCCTACGCCATCGCCACCGGCGGCCAGCCGTGGATGAAGCCGTCCGAGGCACGGGCGTTCGAGAACTGGCAGCCGATCCCCGGCATCGACGACGTGCCGACACCACCGGCCGCACCCCCCAGTGGAGGTCCCAATGACGACAGCAACAGCGAAGGGTGACCGCCTGCTCGGGGCACCCGAGCGGCGAGCCTTCAAGTGTGAGCAGTTCGAGCTCCGCGCCACCAGCGACGCCACCGTCACCCTCACCGGGTACGCGTCGGTGTTCGACAAGGGCTACGAGATGTACGGCGGCCCCGAGCGTGGCGGCTGGATCGAGATCGTCGACCGTCAGGCGTTCACCGAGACGCTGAAGCGCAAGCCCGACCTGCACCTCCTCATCAACCACGAGGGTATGCCGCTCGCCCGGACCAAGTCCGGCACCCTGCAGCTCTCCGCTGACTCCGTCGGCCTCAAGGTCGACGCCGAACTCGACCGCTCCGACCCGGACGTCCAGCGCCTCGAGGTGAAGATGGGCCGCGGGGACATGGACGAGATGTCGTTTGCGTTCCGCACCATCCGCCATGAGTGGAACGACGACGAGTCCGAGCGCCGCCTGCTCGAGCTGAACCTCGACAAGGGCGACGTGTCCGTCGTGAACTTCGGCGCCTCCCCGCACACCTCTGCCGGTGTGCGCTCCGCTCTCGCTGCGATCGCCGAGGGTGACCTCGCCGAACTTCGCAGCATCGACCCCGCCGACATCGCGTCGGCGCACAAGATCCTCGGTCAGCTCCTCACCGGCGAACCCGCCGACGAGCGATCCGAGACCAAGCAGGGGATGTCCGTCGCTCAGGCGCGGCGTCTCCTGCAGCTCACCGCCTAACAGGCCGGAGCACCCCTCCCGGGCCGCGTCACCCCTCACGGGGCCGGCGCACCCATCGAACGGGGCCGCGTCCACCAACGCAGGCACAACCCCCATTCATCGGCGCGTCACCCCCGGTTCGACGCGCCCCGGAACCCCAGGAGGGTCCCAACATGTCCACCGCATCCGAGATGCTGACGCGTCTCATCGCCAAGCAGAACGAGGCCGAAGAGGCCCGCTCTGACCTCGACTCGAAGCGTGCCGCCATCGTGCAGCTCGCCGACGACGAGGGCCGCTCCGACCTGAACCCCGACGAGGACAGCGAGTTCCAGGAGCTCACCGCTTCGATCCGCTCCCTCGACGAGGAGATCAAGGCCCGCGCTGAGCGGATCACCGAGCTGTCCGACGAGGACAAGCGTTCCAACGACGCCGCCCTGGCGTTCCGGCAGGCCGAGATGGCTTCGACCCGGGTCAAGGTCACCAACGAGGCCCGCACCTACGAGCAGGGTAACGGCCGCTCGTACCTGCAGGATCTCGCCAAGTCGCAGATCAGCGGCGACCCCGAGGCCCGTGCCCGTCTCGACCGCCACGCGGCTGAGGTTCGGATCGACCCGGAGTACCGGGACCTGAACCGCACCGACACGAGCGGCGGCTACTTCGTGCCGCCGATCTGGCTCAACGAGTACGTCGAGCTCGCTCGCGCCGGTCGCCCCACGGCGAACCTCGTGACGAACCTGCCGCTGCCCCCCGGCACCGACAGCATCAACATCCCGAAGGTGTCCACCGGCACCGCCACCGCGATCCAGGCGGCGGACAACTCCGCCGTCCAGGAGACCGACCTGGCCGACACCTCCGTGCAGGCGAACGTCAAGACGATCGCCGGCCAGCAGGATCTCGCGATCCAGCTCATGGAGCAGTCGCCGTTCAACTTCGACCAGGTCGTGTTCGCCGACCTCGCGGCGGACTACGCCACGAAGGTCAACGTGCAGGTCCTGTCGGGCACGAACGCCAACAACCAGGTCAAGGGCATCCTGACCGACACCACCGGCATCAACACGGTGACCTACACCGACACCACGGCCACGGTCGCGGAGCTGTACTCGAAGATCGCCGACGGCATCCAGAAGGTGCACACCAACCGGTTCATGGAGCCGCAGGTGATCGTGATGCATCCCCGCCGCTGGGCGTGGATCACCGCTGCCGCCGACACCACGGGCCGCCCGCTCGTGTCGCCGTCCGGCCCCGGTCAGAACCAGGTGGCGTCCTTCACTGCGGTGGCATCCCAGCGTGTCGTCGGCGAGCTCCAGGGCTTGCCGGTCGTCACCGACCCGTCCATCCCGATCACCAACGGTGCGGGTACGAACGAGGACGTCATCATCATCATGCGCGCGAGCGACTGCGTGCTCTATGAGTCGTCTCTCCGCACCCGGGTCCTGCCCGACGTCGGTTCGGGAACGCTCACCGTTCGCCTCCAGGTCTACGGGTACATCGCCTTCACCGCCGAACGTCAGGCGAAGGGGATCAGCGTGCTCTCCGGGACGGGGTTGACGGCGCCTACCTTCTAGCGTCAGAAGGTTGCCGCTAGTTCTGATAGTCTGGGGGGATGAACTCCCCCCAGACTTCGGACCTCCAGTTCTGTGGATCGTGCAAGCAAGACCTGCCGATCACCGACTTCTCTCCTAGCTACAGAGGCAAGCGGGGCACGTGGTGTCGGGCGTGCTTCGCCGCCTACAACCGCAGGACGCGACCGCACGTCCAGCACGACCCGATCCCATGTGACTTCTGCGGCAAGGACTTCGTCCCTAGGCAGCTGAAGCCATCTCAGGAGCACCACTTCTGCTCGGCGAACTGCAAGACGAAGTTCGCCTACTGGCGAAACAACCCACGCGAGGTGCGTGGGTGCTCGATTTGTGGGACCGACATCTCGGAACGCAGACGAGACACCAAGTACTGCTCCCAGAAGTGCATGAACGAGGCACGGCGACGCGATGGGCGGCTCAGCGCTACGTCTCGGAAGCACCGCCTCAAGCGATACGGCCTCACCCACGAGACCTTCGACCAGATGTTGGCGGCCCAAGGCGGCGGTTGTGCCATCTGTGGGTCGCCGGATCCAAGGACGCATCACGGCAAGTGGCACGTCGACCATGACCATGCGTGCTGCCCGAGTCCCACTTCCGACTCGACCACGTGTGGCAAGTGCGTGCGCGGCCTCTTGTGCGGGCCGTGCAACACCGGCCTTGGTCAGTTCGAGGACGACCCCGCCCACCTCGAGGCCGCCATCCGCTATCTGCGAAAGCCGTAGCCCTCCCCTCCCGGGGGCGGGTCTGCCCAACCCCCACGGAGGTACACCAGTGTCAGAGTCGTGTGAGTCCTGCCGGTTCAGCGCACCGCCAGTCAGGCCGGACAAGTGGCACGAGCTGCAGTGCCGGCGCATCCCACCGGTGCAGAGCGTGCGCCCTGAGGCCCAGTGGCCGAACATCTACCGCGAGGGCTGGTGCGGCGAGTACGAAGCGAGGCCGGCCGAGGCGTCGAAGCCGGCTCGCAAGCCTCGGCCGACGGCGGGTGACGTCGAGACCCGCAGTGAACAGGGCTGAGCGACGCGCCGCAGGGCGCGACAAGGCGCCGAAGCCGCCGAAGGTCGTCATCGGTGTCGTCCACCCGGGCGAAGTGTCCATGGCTCACATGGCGTCGATCATGCGGGCCAAGGAGCACATGCTCCAGTTCGGCATCCTGCCAGGCTTCATCGAGCGCCGTGCTCGCTCCCAGCATGTGTATCGGGCACGGAACGAGATCGTGCAGGGGTTCCTCGACTCGGACTGCGACTACCTGTTCTTCGTGGACGCCGACATGGGGATCCCGAAGAACGCGATCGAGCGGCTGATGTCGGTCGCTCACGCGGATGACCGCCCCATCGTCGCTGGCCTGTGCTTCGCTCAGCGCGACACGGGGTTCTCCGAGGACGACTACTCGACGACGTTCGACATCATCCCGACGGTGCAGGTCTGGAACGTCGAGGACGACGACGAGGTGCTGTCGTTCTCGATCGTCACCGACTACCCGCGAGACACGGTGTGTGAGATCGACGCCACCGGCGGTGCGTGTGTGCTGATCCACCGTGGCGTGCTGGAGAAGATGCGTGCCGACTGCGGCGACCACTGGTTCACGCCGATCGCGAACAAGCGGACGGGCGGCCCGTTCGGTGAGGACACGTCGTTCTTCCTCCGGTGCCGCCGGCTCGCCATCCCGGTCCACATGGACACGTCGGTCAAGACGTCGCACGACAAGGGCGGCGTGTTCCTCACCGAGGAGATGTGGGACCGCCAGCAAGCCGCCGCCTCAGCCTGACCGCTGAGGCGCCAACAGATCGACGAGGGCCGGCCCGGGCAGGAGCCGGCCCTCGTCGTTTCCTGCCCGATTCCTGCCCGACAGAAGGAGACCCTGCCCATGACCAAGATCGGCGTCTACATCCCCACCAGGGGACGTCCGTCCGAGCTCGCCCGCTGCGTCGAGTCGATCTTCGACACCGCGACAGACCCGGACCGGGTGCAGGTCATCTGCTACCGGGACGACGACGACACCAGTTACGACGACGTCGACCTTCCCGTGACGTGGATCACCGGCCCGAGGGTGATGCTGTCGAAGGCGTGGAACATCTGCTACGCCGCCGGCGACGCCGACGTGGTGTGCCACGGCGGTGACGACATCGTGTTTCGCTCCGAGCACTGGGACTCGATGGTCGAGGCGGTCGTCGAGTCGGTGCCGGACCGCATTGCGTTCGTCTACGGACGTGACGGCCACCAGGACGACAAGCTCGGCACTCACGGCTTCATCACTCGGGAGTGGGCGGAGGCGGTCGGCTACATGGTGCCGCCGCTGTTCTCCCATGACTACAACGACACCTGGCTCAACGAGGTCGCTGCCCGCATCGGCCGCAGGATGTACCTGCCGGACCTGTTCATGGAGCACATGCACTGGATCTGGGGCAAGGCGCCGCACGACCAGACGTATCTGGATCACGAGCAGGCCGGCGCCGAGGACAACGTCGCCGCCCTGTGGGAGTCGACCAGTTCGCTCAGGGTGCGTGACGCAGCCCGACTGATGGCGGTGATGTCGTGAGGGTCGGGTTCGTTGGTCTCGGCAAGCTCGGGTTGCCGGTTGCGTTGGCGATCGAGTCAAAGGGCCATCTCGTCGCAGGGTTCGATCTGAACCCGTCGGTCGGCGGCTACGTGCGTGGCCGTTGGATCCCGTACACCGAGGTTGGGGTTCCGGCCCTGTTGGAGTCGACGAAGCTCGAGGTCGTCGACTCGATCGACGCGCTGGTGGCGTGGGAGCCGGACATCGTGTTCGTTCCCGTCCAAACCCCCCACGATCCCGCCTACGAGGGTGTGACGCGCCTCCCCGCCGAGCGGGTCGACTTCGACTACTCGTACCTGACGGCGGCGTGTAGCGACCTGTTCGACGCCCTGACCGGACCGACGATCGTGGCGGTCATCTCGACGGTGCTCCCGGGAACGATCGACCGTGAGATCCGGCCGCTGATGAACGACAACGTGCGGCTCGTCTACACCCCGCAGTTCATCGCGATGGGCACGACGGTGGAGGACTTCCTCCATCCCGAGTTCACCCTGATCGGCGTCGACGACCCCGACGCCGGCGAGTTCACCGCATCGTTCATCGAGTCGATGACCGGAGCGCCGACACTGGTGACCGACATCCCGACCGCTGAGGGCATCAAGGTCGCCTACAACAGCTTCATCACCGCCAAGACGGTGCTCGGCAACCTGTGGGGCGAGCTGGCCGACAAGCTCGGCATGAACGCCGATGACATCTACCGGGCGTTCGAGTTGGCGACCCGGCGACTGTGCTCCCCGAAGTACCTCAAGGCAGGTGTCGGCGACGGTGGCGGCTGCCACCCGAGGGACAACATCGCCCTCTCCTGGTTGGCGCGGGAGACGGATCTGAGCTTCGACCTGTTCGAGGCGCTGATGGTGGCCCGGGAGCGCCACATGGAGTGGATCGCCGACACCGTCGCCGATGAAGCGAACGAGACGGGCTTGCCGGTCTGCGTGTTCGGTAGGGCGTTCAAGCCGGGGACGAACATTACGACGGGGTCACCGGCGACGTTGCTGGTGAACCTGCTCACCGAGTTGGGTCACGAGCCTGTCGTCTGGTGGGACGACCGGGTGCCGACGGGGTTGCCGGTGTTCCAGCCGAATCCGGTCGGTGTGTACGTCATCGCGACCGATCACGGCGACTGGCCGAACGTGCCGACCGGGAGCGTGGTGGTGGACCCGTTCGGTTCGTACCCGGACCTGCCGGGCGTCCGTGTCGAACGACTCGGGCGACGGCCCGGAAAGTGACGACCCTCGCCATCGTCATCCCAACCACCGGCCGGGACACGCTCGAGCGGGCCGTCCAATCAGCGAAGGCGTGCGCCGATCAGGTCATCATCGTCGCCGACGGATGCCCCGACATCCCCGCCGACCTCCACGTCAACTGCGGCGCCCCCGGCCTCGCCCGCAACGCCGCCGTCCCCCACATCTGGACCGACTGGGTCGGGTTCCTCGACGACGACGACGTACTCGTCCCCGACGTGTACCGGGCGGCGGTCGAGGCTCACGCCGAGACGGATCTGATCGTCCAACGCATGGAGCACCCGGACCTAGGTCTTGTGCCCCGGGTCGGTACGGAGACCCAGCTGATCCACGGCAACGTCGGCATCTCGTTCGCGATGCGGACGTCGCTGTTCCGTGAGCACCAGTTCATCGCCGGTCCGCCGCTCACGATGCGCGGCGAGGACTACGAGCTCGTTCGTCGAATGCTCGACCAGGGCCGCTACGTCGTCGTGTCCGGCGACGTCGGCTACGTCGTCAACCCCGAGGAGGTCCCCGCATGACGATCACGGACGGGTACCTGACCCAGGACGAAGCGCTGACCTATGTGAAGGCGGCGAACACGTCGTCGGAGTTCGTCGAGGACTGCGTCAACGCAGCGTCCCGCATGATCGATAACTACTGCTCCCGCGACTTCTTCCAGACCGGCACCGTCGGCACCCCGGTCGCCCGCACGTTCCCCGTCGAAGACGTGCAGTGCCTCCGGTTCGGCCCCCACAACGATCTGGTGTCCGTGTCGACGTTGAAGACCGACGCCGCGGGCGACGGCACGTTCGAGACGACGATCGCAGCGTCCGGCTACGAGCTCGGACCGCTCAACGCTGCGTCCCGCAACGAACCGTTCCTCGCGCTGCGGCTCCTGGCGGGCGCCACGTTCCCCACGACGACCACCGGCCGATCCGACCTGATCCAGGTCACCGGTGTCTGGGGTTGGCCCGCGGTCCCGCCACAGGTGAAGTCGGCGTGCAGGGTGCTGCTCGCTGAGCTCGTCAAGTTGCAGGACGCGCCGCTCGGGTTCGCTGGCGGCATGGAGATGGGCACCGCGTACGTCGGTTCGATGGCATGGCGGAAGGCGACAGCGTTGCTCGCACCACTGCGGCATCCGGACGGGTTCGGCATCGCGTGAGCGCCACCATCGCCGAGATCCGTGACGGCCTGGTCGACGTGCTCGGCACCGGCACCCCCGACGTGGTGTCGGTCGAACGGCATCTCGTCGACACGATCACCGCGCCGGCGGTCTGCG